GCATTAATTATTTTAACAATAGCTTCACCAACTACTGTTATTATACCACTTATTCCGTTAAATGCAGTTTCCATGAGTGGCACAACACCTTCCATTGCTTTACCGAGAATCCACATTGCACCTGCAAATACTATAAGAGCAACTCCTAATACAGCAAGAACACCTGCTCCCACGAGAAATAGTGGGGCAGCGGCCCCTAATAAAGCAGCAATACCGGCTAATCCCAATAAAGCAACACCGGCCTTTGCCAGGTCTTCCCATTTTACAGTCATAAATAATTGTAGTGCAGCACCTATCACATATAAAGCAGCACCGAGAATCAACATAGCGGCTGCACCTATAATCATTTCTTCACTTGCTTTACTCATCAAATATGCTATTGCAGCTAAACCGAGAAGAGCAACACCTGCTTTTGCCATTGCATCCCAATCTGTTTTCATAAATTCTTGAACCGCTTTTGCAGTAATAAACAATGCAACAGAAAGAATAACCAATGCAGCGGCACCCTGAATCATTTTTTTTGCATCTATTTTATTAAATGCTTCTACCAAAGAATCCATGAAACCACCACCCTTTGCACCTTTTGCATCTGGCATTTTTGGTATTTTAGCCCCTCCACCCTTTCCTAACGCTTTACCTGCAACCTTTCCAAATTTACCACCCACTTTACTAAGTGAACCACCAATATTTTTTAATACTGATTTACCAACATCTGCTGCTTTGTCTTTCAACATATCCATGCCTTTACCAAGTAATGCCTTACCAGCAAAAGCAGCACCGATTGCAGTTACAACACTAAGGATTCCACCAAAACTGGATTTAACTGTTTCTACTTTATCTGTTAAATTGCCGGCTGCATCTTTTACTTGTACTGTGGAAGCACCTATATTTGAAATAAATCCAAATATAGACATAACAGGTCCAATTAACGCAGTCATAACACTAAATACTGTTTTTACAATCGGAATAATTCCTTTTACTGTACTTGAAATCGATTCTATTATTTCATCAAAACCACCACCTGCTTCGGTAGCGTCTAACATACCATGCACCATTTCTAATATAGGTGAAAGTAATTTTGATAATTTTTCTTGTAATTTAGTTACTATGTTTGACATTCTTTCTTTAATTGCAGCGGATTCTTTTTCCTTTGCCATTTTTTCAATTTCACCCTTCATCACATCGTTCATGCCATCTTGATTCAGTTTACGAAGTTCTTCCGCGTTCATGTTCTGCATTTCATCCAGTCTTTTCTGAGAAACACCCATTTTTTGTAGTTTATCAGCGTTTGACAACATCGTAGTCATTTCTTCAACAGACATACCCATTGCTTCTGCCATAGACTTTTGTTGAATACGATTCATTTTTGTAAATTCACCTAAACCACCTGCTTGCTTTAACAATTCATCTTGAAGTCCAGCAATATCACCGTTCAATGCAAGTTCACGAGCTTTATCTAATTGAAGATTTTTACCTGTCAATACCCTTGCTTCCATTTCTTTTTCAAGCGATTGTTCAATATCCAACATACCGTCACCAATATCTTGAACTTTTTTCAAATCATGTCCGAGTAATTTAGCTTTCTGTGCCGCAGCAGCAAGTGCTGACGGTATTCCCTTAAAAGCAACCGCTACTTCCTTCGGTACACCCGCTAACGCTTTCAAAGCCTGCTTACTTGTCATTAAACCACCACCCATCTTTACAGCAGTTCCTGCAAGGTCTCCCATACTTTTACCAGTTATAGAAGAAAGTGTTTGCATCGATGCAACTTCATCTGAACTCATTCCGAATTTTTCAGTTAAAAGTGTTGCATCTTTTACAAGTTGTTTTGCAGCAGCGTTACCACTTGCTAATTGTGAACCAATATCCAAACCACCCATCATTTCAGAAACAGCACCGATATTTTTCACTACTTCTTTTGAGTTAATACCAACCATCCCCATTTCACCTGCAATATCAATCGATGTATCACGTAATGCAGTTGCTGCTTTTCTACTTATTCCAAACTCGTTACCAATTTCAGCTACTTCTTCATCAACTTTATTAAAAGCACCGATTAAGAAATCGGCAGCACCCATTAGTAAACCAAGTCCTAATGCAGCCGAAAACTTACCTGCTAAACCAATCATTGATTTCAACCCACCACCTGCTGCTGCAAATGCTTTACCGAAGTTCTTTTCATTAAAAGCAGCGTTTGCTGCTTCACCGAACTGCTTTTTCATTTTATTTGCAGTCTTATCTATGTTCATTAATTTACCAATCTTATCACCAGATGGTATTTTATCCAACAATCCACTCATACTAAGATTAACACCACCCATTGCATCTTTAAGTAATCCCGATTTTGCTGCACCTTTTTCTAATGCTTCATTTGCATCTCGTAATACTTGAAGTCTTTCCCCTTCCACACCTAAAAGTTCCTGTGCTCTTTTTCTTTGCGCTTCAGTCATATTCGGAGCGTCTTGTGCGAACTTGGCTGCGGTTACTTTATAACTCAATTCTAAGTTAGACAAATCAACTGTTTCATGAATTCCTTGTTTTGCTTTTTCTTGTGCTAAAAGTATACGTTCTTCGTATCCAAGCATATCACTTGCGGTGTCTGCTGCTTGTTCTAATATTTTTACATATGCTTGAGATTGTGTAGCAGTTGCGCCAGCCGATTCAGCACCAATCTGAAGATAACTTGTTATTGAAGCATACGCGTCTTTTTGTTGAGCTGCATTACCTAAAATAGTTTTTCCGTCTTTACTAACAACTGACATTAATGCTGCACTTTGGGACTGTTCTTCGGTTATACGCTCAGCAGTTACTTGAATATTCTTTTTTAGAAAACTAAGTTTACTTGTTAAATCATTTTGTTCTTTTGAATAATCAAGATTATCTTCTACTAAAGAATTTAATTCTTCACTTCTTTTTATACCGTCCGTTTCAATTTTTTCTATTTTTTTACGAACTTCTTCTTCTTTTGCATAATTGTTTAGACGTAGAGCCTCTAGCTTAACCATCTTTTCTATGTTTGCAACAGATTTGGTTTCTTCTGAATTAATTCTTGCTTTTAGGGCGAGAATTTCACTTTCAAGTTTCTTTCTTTCCTGTGTTAAGTCTTTTATCTGTGTTTCTAATTTCTTTTCATTTTCTGTTGCCATGATTTCTACGAATTCTTATAAAAACAAAATGGTTTACATATTAATAAATATGCAAACCATTAATTTATCTTCTTCCAGCTGGTTTATTAAAAGTAGGAACTTTTGCTTTTTGTTTACTCATTTCTGCATTCTCAGATTTATTTTTTTCCTCAACCGCATTTGTTACTTGCTTTATGTAAAATCTTCTGAGATGAATTGGTAAATCGTATACGTCATTCCAAGTAAACCCGCCTTTTCCGTAGTAACACAAAGAAAAAATTTCTTCGTGTAATCCTACTTTATAATCAGGTGCTAGGCCAAAAAAATGATACCTCCATCGGTATATCCATCTCCTTTACATCACCTGTAATATCTGAAATAAATGTAAAGCTCATATCCAAGTCTGGTGAGAATTCACGGATATGTTGTCTTAACGCTCTCGAATCTGCTGCAAATAACTCATTATCAACAAAATTATTTACTGTAGCCCGTCCACTTTCACCGTCAATCGCAATAATAAGATGTTTGAGTCTTGTTGTGAGTTCTTTATCAATACCGGTTTTTACAAAAGTTTTGTTCATACTTTTAATTTCTGCTTGAATTTCTTTTTCTATTGCGTGGGTCATTAAACGAAATGTTATTACTCTTTTTGATAAAGGTAGTTCAAAATCAAATTCGTTTACACGTCTCTCAAACGAGCTAGTATCAACCTCCTTGTGCTCTATTTGAGTTAAATCAATTGTTACTTTTTGTTTGTTACCAGTAGAAAATGGATCATCCACTTCTACCACATAGTCTTTACCATATCCTAAAATTCTTGCAGCAACCATAATTGCATTCTTATCACCAACGTATAAATCACCGTAATTAAACGGAGTCACAATCAATGACTCAAACAACTTGTCTAACACAACACCTTGTTTAATAAGGTTCTGTGAAGTTAAAATATCTTCTTCTCTTGCAGTCATGTATTTCATTTCAATAACACCTTCGGCAAGAGGATGGTCTTCTGGATAAACTAAGCCCTTTGATGGTAATGGAATAATTTCAGTTGGAAATTTTGATTTCTTTACATCTGTCTGCTTATGTTCAGCCATCAACCTAGTTTTAAGGTCTGTGTCTGAAATAGAGGCATCTGTGGGAATATCGTAGCCCGTGGGGATTCGTGTCATAACTAATTCCTATAACAATTCATAATAAAACAATTTAATATACTAATATAAATATGGGTACATTAGAAAATCAATGTACCCACATAATTTTATATTTACACTTAGAATACAACTTAGTATTAGTATTGAAGAATAGCGTAATCATATGCTAATGTTAGAGAAATCTCAACAAATGCATCATTTGCCCAATCCATATCACCAAACGTAGTTGCAGTAATAAATGCTCCTTTCAAAGTCCATTCTTCGACTTTATCACCAACTGGACCAAGTATGTGTAAGGTAATATCTTTCTTGTAAAAGTCAGAGTAACCATCACGGCCTGTTACAGATTCGTGTGATAAACGAACCCATTCCATTACTGCTTGTGCAGCAGACGGAACAATTGGGTCATACAATTTAATTGAAACATCCTGCCATTCACCCTTACCTTTAACTTTACGTTTAATGTTAATGTGGTCAAGAGTAATTGGATTAAAGTTTATATTAGGTCTACCCGCTCCTTTTACTAAGTAAGCAGGAACACCCTCAATATACATAATAAACCTATTTTGAAGTTTAGGTTCAAACGGAGTAAAAAACACTTCCGTTGGGTCAAGTAGTTCAGCCATTTATATCTCCAAATTTATAATATCCTTTAGGTATAACTATAATTATTTCAAAAAATATGGGGAGAGTATTTCATCTCCCCACTAACTCATTTATGCTCCAGGGAATGCTGCACCAGTTGATTGAACATTGAAGTCCAATATAATGAATTCGGCAGTCTTAGCTGGTTGTAGATATAATTGTCCATAAAGAATGTTACGATCAATAATATCTGGCGTATTGTTGCTTTCATCCATGATAACACGGAATGCGTATAAACCTTGACGTTGTTGTATTGACTCAAGATATGGGTTCACGATGTTCAAGAAGCGAGTTCTTGTTTGTGAAGTGTTTTGTTCAAACACTAAGTATCTTGTAGAAGAAGCGATAAACTTCTTAGCTGCAATTAACAAACGACGAACATTAATACGGTCAAGAGCAGATGGACGACCTTGTAGTGTCTTTTGTCCCCATACGCACACACCAGATGATGGGAATACTGCGATAGGATTAATACGACCTTCATATAATGTGTCACGTTCTGCTTGTGTTAATCGTGTTTTAACTTCTATTACCTCTGTTAAACCACCACGATTTAAGCCAGCAGGAGCAAACCATTCAGCAGACACACGGTCATTGAATGCTATTACACCTGGTAGAACTACTGATGGTGGAACCCAGATTGGTTTATTTCTGTCTAAGTCAACAATTTTAACCCAAGGATAATATGTTGCTGCATAGTTTGTGTCAATACCTTCCATTGTTGAAACTGCGGTTGAAATATTATCATCAATACCAACAGCATCCATTACATAGAAAGTATCACCACGTGCTTCACACATTTCGTATGCGTGTGAAGTAACAGCGGAGTGTAATGAGTGAACAATACCAGGAGTTACAACCATGTTAATATCAAATTCGTCAGCGTTTGAAATTGTATCAATTGCTTTCTTATATGCTGTATAACCAGATGCACCTGTACTTGAAATATCAAATCCTTGTGTGTTACCCGCTAACATATATGCACCAGTTTTCTTTTGAAGATTTGGCTTATGGCCATCAAATCCACCTTGGAACGCTAACATAAACTTACGAGAATCTAAAGATGTATTTGTTGTTAAATCGATAGAACCACTATAAGGTGCTGTTGCAGTTGGATAATTTGCACCAGCTGACTGATTATAATTACCCAAATAGAAATCTACGTTAGAACCATTTGATTGATTTGCACTTATAGGTAATGGACGAAGATAATTAAAGTTATCTGTATTTGTGAAATCAAAGCTAAATCCCCAATATACACGCTTGTTATACGCAGAACCAACTGTCTGAGAACTTACATAAGTAGTAGCAGCAGGTTGTGTGAATGCGCTTGGAATTGGTGTGTACATTGCACGGAATCCAAAAGGAACTAATTTTGGAGAAGTAGCACCATTACCAACTGCTTCTGTTGTTTCTACTCTCAGAAACTTAGATTTGTTTGAATAATCACCATTTACAACAACTTTACCTTCATCGGTAATTGTTACGTATCTATCACCGATAACACGAGCAATATATCGTGGAGAGTTAGGATCTAAGTTACACTTATATGCTTCGACTGTTGCAGGACGAATATCTTCATCTTGCCAACCAAATGGAGTTTGTGGTAATTTAGATTGATCAACATATCTAACAACAACGTCAAAGTCACCGTATTCAGAACCAGCTATTGTGCCAGCAGGACGTATATTTGAAATACCAACTTTTATTTCATAGTTTGAATGAATACCATGTGAAAGTGTATGGAATCTAAATAAATTTATTGTGTTAGAACCAACTAATTGAGAAGTTACGTAAGGGGTTGACGCTTCTAAATAATCGTCTGTAAAGTCCCATGGTTGAGAACTTAAAGAACCACTTTCAATTATAATGCGGGTTGCTGGATCAGCTGCTAAAGAAGCAGATGCCTGTGCTTTAAATGAAACGTAGTTATAAACTGCATTAGTACCATATGGATTATATCCATAAAGATTACCAATAAATGATGCATTTTCTGGATCAATAGAAGAACTAAATGCAACACCATTTTGAGAAGTTGCACTTGTAAATGAAGAATCATCAGTTGAAAATCCACCAGATACAGTCAATACAAAGCTACCGCTATTGTTTGATGTTAATAATGTTTTTGCAAACAATGATGTATCATCTGAATCAGTTACAACGAATGTAGGATGTAATACAGAAATTAATTTTTTACCCCAAGAGCCAGTTGCAACAACAGCGAGTGGATGAGTTAATTTATAACCACCCGAACCTAATACACGAACAATCGTAGCACCACCAGCATTCTGCAAATAGCTTTTAGCAGTGTATGGCAAATAAGATTGTTCATACAAACTACCAAATTGAGCAACAAAGTCTGTATAATTACTTACTGCCACCGGGACAAAAGCCGGTCCCTTAATCGTTGGTCCTATAAGTGCTGCACCAATTGCTCCAACTCCTGTTTGTAGGAATGATAGATCTTTTTCATTGGTAAAGACACCAGGACTTATAATTCTCTCATTAGCCACTATTATCTCCAAAAAATTGTATAATTAACTCTTCATATAAATATGAATTAAAAAATACAAAACCGTTATTCAGTTGGTATAAACTTACCAGAATCTAAGTCAAGAACACCATCGCCATATTGCTCATTAAGAGACTTGACTAATTCTGTTTCCTCAGTCTGTAAACTAGAATACTTCTCAAATAATTTTTCCCGAATATCTCGTACTTGTTCTAATCTTTTATTTAAAAGATGTAACTCAATTTCAATCTGACCTATTTGTGCTGTTGTAATTGCATATTCAGCCTGCAATTTCTTTACAACTTCAATATCTTTATCTTGAAAATTGCTCAGAGTTTCTGCATTCGCATCCATACCCTCTGATTTTGGCTCAACCGTTGCGTCATTCGCTTGTTCATTAATTTTTGACATAAAAACCTCAATAATAAAAAAATATAACAACTATAAATATCAATCAAATTCTTGTGGATATACTCCAGCGGATAAATTTTCAGATTTATCTATTAAATTTTTAATTCTTCTTCCGCGTGCATCTGCAAGATCGTTTGGATCCTCATTAATGCTCTTAAATCCTTCTAAGTTTTCATCAAAGAAAGAAGCGTCAACCGCTTGATCAATAAACTGAATAGTATTTGGCGATACTACTCTCTTTGTAGTAACTTCCATAGCAATATCTTTAGGTAATAAATAACCATGTGCGGTTAATTGAAATGTTGCTCTAACCAATCTATCCTGTCCAGTTGTATTGTTATCTTCAATTGCAACACTATCTATGTTAGTTGAAAATTTGAAAAAGTTTTTTTCACCGAAAGATTGACCACCAAAATATATAAAATTTTCAATTACATAGTTTAATTGATGTTGGTATTCGCACCAAATAATAAAATCATAAGAAACATCAACATAATCTGGTATTGGAGTTAAAAAGTATTCACCTGATTTCTTTTTATTGTTTAATAAATTAAATTTATCATACGGAGTTACTCTATTATATTTTTGCTGAAATATATAAGAAAGCTGATATTGAGAAGCAACTTTATTTCTTTTTAATTCTTGTTTTACCGTTACACCTGAACGACGGAACGTTATTAATGGCGCAATAGTTTTACCTTTTTTATCTTTTAAGAAACCGTCTTTTTGAATAGAAGCCCATTTTTCAGCATTAGCGTAAATAGTAGGTATAGAAATATACTCACCGTTATCTTCCACCATCAGTTGAATTTTCTGATCAATAAATGATTTTATAGCAAAGTCAATATCATAAAGAGTAATACCGATACTTCTTGTTCTATCTTTATCCCTACGCACTTGCCTATGACGCTGTTCTCCTAGATCATACCGTGGTTGCTCTTGTAAATTCTTGTCATCGATGAAAGAATCACGAGTTCTTTTTAACGGTGGTTTTCTATATCGTGTTGAATTTTGCATTATATGTTACTCGGTAAATCGTTTGAATCACGTACTATTTCTGGTCTAAATTCTTCTATATGAATTCTAGAACGTCTTGTTAAGTGAGTGTTGGCAATAATAGAAACATTATGTCCCCATCTTTCCGTTGCAAACGAATAATCTGGATTTTTTCCACCAAAGTATTGGTTTTCTTGAATTGCGTCTATTTCCCACCATTCACCATTATATTCAACTACATCACCAACCTCTACGAATAAATTATAGTCTTTTAATAGTTCACGAATAAAAGCAAAATCACATACTTGATTGTAATCTTGTCCAAACTCATTTCCTTCATACGTCTGAGGTTGACGGTTTATTAATGCAGATATTTTTACAGGACTATTATATACCTTTTTATCAGATTCATTGTATATATTAGTTTTTGTATCTGGAATTGACAATTTATATACCGCAACTTCTGTATCTATAATATCAGTAATAAGTTCCATATTAAACTTATGGACAAGTCCTGCATCTCTTTGCCCGTGAAATAATGGCATAAATTATCCTATATAAATTGCTAAAGGTGTACCATTCAACGAAACATTTAAGTGTTCCGTTTCTGCTCGTTTCGCTTCTAACAATTTTGAACGCGTCATTGATTCTAACATAGTTCTAAGTTCAGTAACAAGTCCTTGCTTCTCCGCTGTTGCAGCAGAAAGTAAATCAGCAGAGTTTAATGTAGTTTCACCATTTGGAATTGGAATATTACCATACTTACCACGAATATATCCTAACATTTCTTTTGCTAAAGCAAGTGTATACCCAAATATCCATTGATGACCAACCGAATTTATATCCGCATACTTCATAATTGAGTATGGTGCATTTGAAATATCCGATACTTGACCGTTTGCATATTTAAGTGGATTTGACCGTTCTTCTTTGCTAATATATTCAATCCATAAGGTAAAATCTTTAACAGGAAGTGGAAATATTCTAAGTTCATTATTTATTAATTCAAATGAGTAAGAAGATTTTCGCATCATATCGTTAAACTCAATCGCTTGAACCCGCAATAAATCTGCGTACATAGGCATCAACGTAAAAGAAACACCAGTTGAATACGCACCAAATCCGAATGTATCCAACATCGCTTGATTACCTAAATAAGGGTCATAGAAACGCATGGAAGCGGGTGGTGCATAATGATGAACTCTTTTTATCTCGATTGATCCAGTTGGAAAAGCAACATCCCTTATCAACTTATTCAAATTATATTTCTGCTGATTTGTTTTTATAGCTATTGAAGCAGTATGAAATGTTACATTTCCGTTAGTAAATGTTTCGCTACCATACTCAGTTGCTAATTGAATCAACGGTCCCATACCAGTTGAAATATTTCTATGAGTAAGATTTGAATCTGTTTTTGAACCCATAATACTCAACATATTTTGTTGAATATTATATTGATTAACGTGATTTGAATATTCTGCTACCGCTTCTTCAAAACAAGCATAAAAGTTTCCAGACTGTAATTCAATATCAACTAGTGGATAACCAAGTCTTTTAGCACACCAATCAGAAACGTTATCAGCGTCTGTTCGAAAACTTGCCTCAGAATCAAAGTAACCAAAAGGCGTACTACCAGTTGTAAAACTAGATGAACCCGGCCAAATTGGAATTTCTGTCATTTACTTCTCAGTTTTTGTATCTTCAAAATATTGTAATATACTATCAACAATTGGATGGCGGTGGTTAGTTAACAATTCATAAACCCCTAATCCTTTAATTTTATCTTTCATATTATATAAATATGGTAATCCAGAATCTTTCTTATTTTTAAGGTCAATTTGTGCAGAATCACCTGTTAGAATCATTTTTGAATTAACCCCAAGTCTTGAAAGAATCATCTCTAATTGTACTTTAGTTACATTCTGACATTCATCTACTATTACACATGACTTTACAAATGTTCTACCACGTAGAAAACTTATAGGTGCGATTTCAATTTTATCTTCTTGTATTAATTTATCAACTTTTTCTTTACCGGATAACATTGCCATGTTTGCATGAATAGGAGATAACCATGGATCCATTTTTTCTTTTATATTTCCAGGTAAGAACCCA